TTGTTGACATTGTAGAAGATTTTGTTGGTTGGCTTTATCCTCAACCAGATATACCGGATTTTGGGGATATGCAACAGGACCTCAATGCAAAAGGGGTTTTAGTTAATAAATTTAGTGCTAATGCTCATATTCCTATCGTATATGGAACACGAAAAGTTGGTGGAAATGTTGTATTTTTAGAAACATCTGGGACTGATAATGAATTTTTATATATGGCTATTGTCCTTAGTGAAGGCGAGATCAATGACATAACATCAATATTTATAAATGATAATCAAGTTACATGGTCTGGCGATATAGCTGATAATACACAAATCACAGTAGCAAGTAGCGATGCCAATTTTTATGATACTGCAAATTCAGAAAGTTTAATTACTTGCGAACCACATTTTGGAAGTGATAGTCAAAATGCTTCAAGTTTATTAAGTACTTTAAGTTCCTGGACATCAAATCATAGACTAAGAGGATTAGCTTATTTAGCAATTAAATTTAAATGGAATGCAGATAAATTTGGTTCATTACCTACTGTCAATGCGATAGTTCAAGGAAAGAAAGTTTATAATCCAAATTTAGATAGCACAGTTACCGGTGGTAGTGGATCACATAGAGCAGATACTTCAAGCACCTGGGCCTATTCTGATAATCCTGTTTATCAACTTTTAGATTATTTAAGAAATGATAGATTTGGAATGGGTATTCCTAACAGTTATTTTGATTCTAATTTTGCTGATTGGCAAGTTGCCGGTGATGTTTGCGATACTGATATCACGCCTTTTTCTGGTGCAAGTACAATTGATTTAATGGATAGTCATACAGTTGTTGATACATCAAAAAAAGCAATAGAGAATGTTCAAGAATTCGTTAAGGGAAGTAGAGCTTTCCTAAATTTTAGTTCTGGAAAATATAAAATCCTAGTAGAAACAACAGGTTCTGCTTCTATAACCTTAACTGAAGATAACATTTTAGGTGGAATTCAAGTATCATCAAAAAATAAAAATTCACGATATAATAGAGTTATTGTTAATTTTATTAATCCAGATAAAAATTATCAATCAGATAGTGCACAGTTTCCGCCCGTTGATGAAACAGGATTAGCAAGTGCAGATCAACACGCAACTATGAAAACTGCTGACGGTGGATTACTATTAGAAGGTAAATTTGATTTTCCTATGTTTACAAGTCCATATCAAGCACAAGAAATGGCTGAAATAATATTAAGAAGATCAAGATCAAGTCTTGATGTTACTGTAAAAGCTGATGCAACTGCTCTTGATTTATCTATTGGCGATATCGTAAACATTACACATGCTACTCCTGGATTTTCCGCTAAACCTTTTAGAGTTCAAGGATTAACTTTAAATTCTGATCATACTGTTAGTTTACAATGTTCTGAACATCAAGATTCATACTATACTTTTGGAACACAACAAGAAGTGGCAACTATTCCAGATACTACACTTCCAAATCCATTTTCAGTTAGTCCCCCTGCAAGTATCAGTCTTGATGATGAATTAATTGAATATGCAGACGGAATAGTAATAACTAGATTATTAATTACTATTGGAGTTTCCCCAGATAGTTTTGTCGATAATTATGAAGTACAAATAAAACAAACAAAAGATCAAAACGGTGCTACTGTTACTGATTCATTTAGAGAAATAGCAGTTGGTAAAATATTAGAATATCAACACTTAAATGTTATAGACGGAGCAGAATATCAAGTAAGAGTGAGAGCCGTAAATACTATCGGTTCTAAATCTACATTTATTTCTACAACAAGAACAATAGTTGGTGGAGTTGAAGCTCCAAGTAATGTTGAAGATTTTGCGGTAGAAATGCACGGCCAAAATCATATGAAATTAACATGGACTCCACCAAGTAAAAATAGTGATCTGGATATTTCTTTTTATGAAATAAGGTATCAAAATGTAACAACAGGCGCAAAATGGCTTAATTCAACGAATTTAGTAAGATGTCCTAGAAGAAAATGTGATAATGCTGTTGTTCCTGCACGCACCGGATCATACTTGATTAAGGCAGTCGATAAGAACGGAAATACTTCTGCTGAAGCTACAATAGTCACAACTAATATTTCTGATATTCAAGCTTATCAAACAATATCAACATTTACAGAAACTCCAGATATATTTACAGCTGCTGATAGTATGGATGCAAGTTTTCCTTTAGCAGTAAAAATAGATGCTTCAGGCGATACAGTATTAACTTTAGATACCGTTACAAATTTTGATGATACTGTTGGAAATTTTGATAGTCCTAGCGGTGATTTTGAATTAGGAGGTACTGATACAACATCAAATCCTAATTTTAATAATTCAAATAGAGATGCAAAAGGTTTTTACAATTTTACTAACAGTTTATCATTAGCTCAAATCTATGACGGAAATATTGAGCCAACGATTACATTAGATGCAGAAAATCCATATGATTTATTTGATAGTGGTAGAGGTGCACTTTTTTTTGATTCGGCCCGTGCTCCTTTTGACGGTACTGAACAAATTCACGCATTTCATAGAGTTCAAATTGCAACATCAACTTCAAGTCTTGCAAATTGTACGACTTTTGTAGATATAACACAATCTGCTACATTTAAATTTAAGTTTGCAAAATTTAGATTAAAACTTACTAATGATGATGATCAAACATCTAGTAATGTAAAAACTATATCTATTAAATTAAATATGGAAGAAAGAACATTTGCACAAAACGATTTGACAACATCTTCTGGAACAAGAACGATAACTTATACAAATCCATTTTATGCAGTTCCTGCAATTGGTATAGCAGCACAAAATCTAGCTACAGGCGACACATTTACAATATCATCAAAAACTGTTAATGGTTTTACTATAGCATTTGTAAATTCAAGCGGATCAGCAGTAGATAGAACTTTTGATTATATTGCTAAAGGTTATGGGTTGCAAAGTTAAACAGAAAAGGATATAGATTAGATATGGCACAAGTAAGTGATGTAAGTTTAGCAAACCAAGGATTTTCTGCATTTAGAACAGAATTAAATAATATTTTATCGGCATTAAATTCTTCGCATAGTGGAAGTTCTGCTCCTGGATCAGCAACTGCTGGAACTCTTTGGGTTGATACTGCTACAAGTGGAGTTTTAAAATTAAAAATGAATGACGGAACAGATAATGTTGAAATTTTACAATTAAATATTTCAAGTAATGCTTTAACTAGCACGATGTCGGTTACAGGAACTATTTCCGAGACTGATCCAAATGCTTTACCACTTGCGATTGCTTTAGGATAGGAGTTTAAATGGCTAATACTTTCAAAGTAAAAACAAATGGAGCTATGCCGGCAAGTGCAGGAACTCCTTTAACACTTTATACAGTACCTTCATCTACTACTACAGTTGTTATTGGATTGACACTTTGTAATATTCATACAACTTCCGTAACTGCTGATGTACAATTAGTTTCAGATACAAGCGACACAGAAACAAACGAAACAGTTTTATTAATTAAAGATGTAAGTATTCCTGCAGGGAGTTCACTAGAGGTTTTATCAGGCGGAAAATATGTAATGCAAACAACTGACATTTTAAAAATTGATTGCTCTGTAACAGCAAAAATAGACGCAACATTAAGTATATTAGAAATAACGTAGAGGTGTAAATGGGTTTTATAGGAAAACAACCAACATCAGCACCATTAACAGCAAGTGATATTACAAATGATATTATAAATGCTGATAAAATCGCTGACGATAGTATTTCAGACGAACATTTAGACGTCACATCAATCACAGGTCACTCAGAAAAAACATCTTTAGTAGATGCTGACAAGTTTTTAATATCTGATAGTGCCGCAAGTGGTGCATTAAAGTATGTGCAAAATTCAAATCTAGGTGGCGGTGGTTCTTGGAATTTGGTTTATTCAGATGATGTTTCTGGTATGGGTAGTGGCTCAAACGCATATTCAAATTCAAATTTATTTTCTTCTACTTATAATTTTTATAGAGTTTATATTTTAGATTGGGAGCCTCAAAACGATAGTGTTGATATGAATTTGCAATTAACATTAGGTGGAAGTTTAAGAACAAGCAATTATAAATTTCATTTAAGGAGACATGAAAGTGAGTCAGCAGAAAAAACAGGTGCATATGACAATAGTGGTGGTTCTATAAGAATCTTTGAGGGTTGTGGGAATGGAACAAGTGAGGTTATGAGTGGTTGGTTTGAATATCAAAATCCTACAGGCGATAATGGTAATTATTATATTACTCAATCTATGTATGCTGGCGCAGAGTCTAACGGAAATACAATAGGGGGAGTTGGTCAAGGTCAATGTGTAGATAGCACAGGTGCTATGACAGGTTTTACTATTAAAGCTCATTCTGGGGGTTTAGGTAATTATAAATTAAGAGCATATGGATTAAAACAATCATGAGTAATAGCACAATCAACGGAAGATATAGAATACATTATCCTTTTGATAAAGATGATGTTCAAGGTGTTGGCACAGAAAATTTGACTGATGCTGAAAAAACAAAAATAGCAAATGAATGGAATTCGTCTCATGAAAAAAAATTTAATTATGTTAAAAAAAGAACTGAGGGATTTTCTACTTTTGATTACAATTCTACAACAGGTAAAAAAGAAAATTTTGTCAATCATTCTGGTTATGAAAGTATCGGTAATCAACTTGATAATTTATGGCACGATATTAATGATGGTAAATTAGATAAAACAGGAAAGTTTTATACATCTATAAAATCTGTAAAAGATAGGTTTGGTAAATAATGGCATTTATTGGTAAAGAACCGCAAGTTGGTGCTTATAATATGCTTGATGCACTTACAGCGAGTGCAACAGCAAGTTATAGTTTAACATTAGATTCAACAGCTTTTGTACCAGAAAGTGCAAATCATCTTTTGGTATCACTTAATGGTGTTATTCAAAAAGCTGGTAGTTCATATACTGTTAGTGGCTCTACCCTTACGTTTTCATCAAGTCTTGCGTCATCAGATTCAATCGACTTTGTTTTAGCACTTGGTAATGTTTTAGATATAGGTACTCCAAGCGATGCAACTGTCACTAACGCAAAAACTAATTTTGTATCAACATCAAGTGCTGCAGGATTACAGATCAAAGGCGACGGAACTACTGACGGAACTTTGCAACTTAATTGTTCACAAAATTCACATGGTATAAAATTAAAAAGTCCTGCACATAGCACATCAAGTAGCTATACATTAACATTTCCAGGAACTGATCCAAGCGCAGATAAATTTTTGAAAACTGACGGATCAGGTAATTTATCTTTTGCAGATGCAGGAGGTGGCAGAGCAACTTTATTAGCAACAACAACTGTAAGCAGTTCAGTTTCAAATTTTGATATGACTGATGTAATGACTGATACTTATAATAACTATGTGCTTGTTTTTCATGGTGGTGTTGTTGCAGTTGACGGAACTGATTTACGAATTACTTTTTTTTCTGGTAGTGGGACAAGCACACATTTAGCAAATAGCACTGATTATAGATATGCTTATCAACAAATGGTTTCTGACGGAACTTTTAATAATTCTTACAATACTGCAAATTCATATTTTAGACCAAACAGATCAGGAGTAGGAAATGCATCAGATGAAACATTTAATGGCGAATTACATTTTTTTGATTTTAGAAATACATCAAGAAGTAAATTAATATATGGTAAATTAGCACACGCAAGTTCATCAGGACATGGTATTGGAACAAGATCAGTTGGTATAATAAAACCTACATCCGCAATATCTGGTTTGAGATTTGAACTTGCATCTGGTAATATTGAAGCTGGAACTTTTAATTTATATGGATTGGAATAATGGCTAGATATAAATATTTAAATGGTGAACGAGTACAGTTAAGCACTGAAGAAGAAAATGCAATAATCGCAAAAGAAACAGCATGGGCTAATGATAGTGCTAACAGAAAACTTGAAGAAATAAGACTAATAAGGAATACAAAATTAAGTGAAACCGATTGGCAAGTTACTAGTGCTAAAGAACAAGGCACAAATCTTTCAACATCATTTAAAAATTTTAGACAAGGATTGCGTGATATTCCAACAACATATACAACTGAAAGTGAGTATGATGAATTATTGGCAAGAGACGATGACGGAAATCTTACTCATAGTGTTTGGAGTGAATCATGACATTAGTAAAAGCAAGATCAAGAGGAATTAATTTAGCAGATACATTTGCGTTCACAGGGACTGTCAGTGGAGCTGGTGGTATGAGTGAAGCAGTTGTTTTTAGAATGTCATCTGGAGTAGCTGGAAATGCTGATCCTATTACAACTTGGGAAGTAGCAGATGATGCTATGGCTGGAAGAATAGGCACAGGTATTACACAATCCAGTGGTATTTTTTCTTTTGGAAGTACAGGTATTTATTTAATAGAATTTCAGGGTACATGTTATGATAGTGGTAGTGATGATTTACAAGTCAATTTAGAAATTTATGCAAGTTCTAACTCTGGTGGTGCGTATGATAGACTTGCACAAGCCATGACTAATTTACACAATGCATCACAAAATACATTTTCTATTAATGCTATGGTAGATATCACTGATACATCAACAAATAGAGTAAAATTTGTCGTTAGCGGAAACAATGGAGAAGTTAATGCTAGTACAGATCAAAACTATTCATTCGTAAGTTTTTTGAGGCTTGGAGATACATAAAATTGAATGTGGAAACCTTTTATTATAGGCACAATATTAGCTGCAATAATAATTTTTTTTCTTAATAGTATGATGAACTCAGCTATGGCTGAGACGAATACAGTCAGTTCTACGGTTGTTACAAATTCGACACCTCCAACGGCAAATAGTCCAAGTGTAGTAGTAAATAATTCAGATGTTTGTAAAACGGCCGTTGCCGGTGCAGTTCAAACTCAAATACTTGGAATTTCTTCTGGAATGACTGTGAGAGACGAAAATTGTGAACGATTAAAATTATCTAGGTCTTTGTATGCTATGGGAATGAAAGTAGCAGCCATATCAACTTTATGTGCTGATAGTCGAGTTTTTGACGCGATGTGGAACGCTGGAACTTATTGTCCATATAATGCAAGTATTGGGGAAGATGCTAAAAAAGGTTGGGAAGAAAATTTAGAAGATATTCCAGAAGGTAGCGTAATATTTCAAAATATTACAAAAGCAAGAATTGAAGTAAAAGAACAAACTGTAAGAGATTTAAATGATTTTGAAAAATTTGTTATTGTCGGCATGGCTATGTATATTGGTGTGCCTATCATTTTCTAGTAAAGCTGTAGATTGCACAATAGATACAGTAGGATTATGTACTCCTACGATTGAACAAATCATTGAAGAAACTAGCATAGAAACAATAGAGTTCCAGGCAGACGGAATACTTACTACTACTGAAACTACTACAACTACAACTACTACAACTGTTTCAAATCAAGATTCTGGCGATTTATTAGACGGCACTAATGGTTATGTAACAACTAAATATGAAGGCGATATGGATATAGATTGGGGAGGTCAAGGACCCGCATCTATGCCTAGCGGAAATACTTGTGGTCAATTAGGGACTGATAAATGCGCTATGATTACAGGAAGCGGAAACGGAACAAGTACTATGGGAGTTTCTGGAATGGGAACGACATTTATTCAAACTGTCAATATATCTGATCTTAATATTTCTAAAGGTGGACGAACAAACTATACAATCAAAGTAGAAAAACAAGATGCCCAGGATTCAATCTATATGCATATCACAGGAAAAAATGGAGCTACTGATGTTTTTTCTGGGACTGATATTTTATCTGCAAGCGGAACTAATAGTGGTTTTCAATCTTATGAAGGTGGATTTGATTTTTCTGGATCAATAACAACTGTAATAATTGAAGTGGGAGGTAGAGATATAAATCTTGCCATAGGTCCCATGTTTGATGATGTCACCGTCAATGTTTTGTATAATGTTATCAGTACCATTGTTGAGCAAACGATAACGAGTGTAGAAATGTTTGTAGCTTATAATATTGATGCACCGGAAGAAGTCATAGATATAGTTGAAGATATTTTTGATTCTAATATTC